AAGTCACAAAAAGAAGCGGAAGACAAGAACCGCTCGCAGTAGAAAAATGGCAAGCTCAGGTAACAAAAGTATGTAGTGGTATCGCAGATGTAAGTCAATCGATGATCGAAATTAAAAGTCAACCGCACTTTTATGATGGTATTACCACAAGAGAAATCGATGAAATTACCCTACGAGCGATTGTAGATTTAATCGACGTAGAGAATAATCCAGATGTAGGACACACCAACTATCAATACGTGGCAGGAAAGCAACGTCTAAGTATGCTACGTAAAGACGTCTATGGATCATATGATGTTCCACACCTTTACGAAATTGTAAAGAAAAATGTAGACACAGGACTATATACCCCAGAACTTCTCGAGTGGTATTCAGAGGACGACTGGAACCGAATGAATGATATGCTAGATCATGAGAAGGACGAAAGTTATTCTTATGCCGCTATTGAACAATTAATCGAAAAATATCTAGTACGTAATCGTGCTACAAAGGAAATTTATGAAACTCCACAAATTCGCTACATGGTTGCAGCCGCTACAGTCTTTCACAAAGAAGAGCCTAACTCAGCTAGAATGCGTTACATTAAAGAATACTACAACGCGGCGAGTGACGGTCTTTTCACTCTTGCTACTCCAGTACTCGCTGGTCTGGGTACTCCTACAAAACAATTTTCGTCCTGTGTACTCATCCGTAGTGATGACGATCTTGATAGTATCTTTGCTAGTGGAGAGATGATGGCCAAGTATGCTAGCAAACGTGCTGGCATTGGTTTAGAAATTGGTCGCTTACGTAGTTTAGGTTCACCTATTCGTGGCGGCGAAATTCAACACACAGGAATGATTCCATTCTTGAAAAAATGGTTTGGTGACTTACGTTCATGCTCACAGGGCGGAATCCGTAATGCATCAGCTACCGTATTTTATCCAATTTGGCATCATCAGTTTGATGATCTTATTGTTCTTAAAAATAACCAAGGTACAGAAGAAACTCGTGTTCGTCACATGGACTACGGAGTTGTACTATCAGCTTTCTTTTGGCGCCGCTTTAAAAACAAAGAACAGATAACATTCTTTGATCCTAATGAAGTACCTGATCTATATGAAGCGTTTTACAAAGATACTGTGTTATTTGAAGACCTATATGTAAAATACGAAAAGCGCAAAGACTTGCGTAAGAAAACAATGTCAGCTGAAGAAGTATTCAAGAGTGGCATTCTAAAAGAACGTACTGATACAGGACGTATCTATCTAGTGTTTGCCGACAACGTAATGAATCAAGGACCATTTGATCCTGAATATCATACCATTTATCAAAGTAACCTTTGCTGTGAAATTCTACTACCCACACGTCCTTTCCGTCGATTAGATGACGACAATGGACGTATTGCCCTATGCACATTAGGATCAATTAACTGGGGTGCTTTCCGTAATCCAGAAGACATGCGCCGTGCTTGCCGTATACTACACCGCAGTCTAAACAATATCTTGGATTATCAGGACTTCCTCAGTATTCAATCTAAGTTAAGCAATGATGAAATTCGTCCATTAGGTATCGGTGTAACTAATTTAGCCTACTGGCACGCCAAACGTAGTCTCAAGTATGGCGACAAAGATGCACTACAAGATGTTAAATCGTGGATGGAACATCAAGCATTTTATCTAACAGAAGCCAGTGTAGAACTAGCTAAAGAGCGTGGTGCTTGTGTAGACAGTGACAAGACACGTTATGGCCAGGGTACCTTCCCTTGGGAACTACGTGCCCAGGGTGTTAACGAGCTAGCAGACTTTACTCCCGAATTAGATTGGGAAATACTAAGATCCAACATGAAACAATATGGTGTGCGTAATGCCACCCAAATGGCCATTGCCCCAGTTGAATCCAGTAGTGTTGTAATTAATTCAACTAATGGTATTGAAATGCCAATGAGTTTGATCAGTACTAAAGAATCAAAAGCAGGATCACTTACACAAGTAGTACCTGAGTATGCTAAACTTAAAAATAAATATCAATTGATGTGGGAACAGACTGATTGTGCGGCATATTTAAAAACAGCAGCAGTACTTGCGGCCTATGTTGATCAAAGCATAAGTACAAATACCTTTTACAATCCTGCACACTGGGCAGATCGTAAAGTACCTACTACATTGATTGCCCGTAATTTAATGCAAGCACACGTTTGGGGTCTGAAAACCTTCTATTATAGCCTCGTGAATAAACAGGGTGCTAAAGCGGATGCCGAAGAGGCACCCGCTATGTTAGAAGCTGTTGATTTTGATGAATCTGAGGAGGACTGCATCGCCTGTAAATTATAGGAGCCTTGTAAACTATAGTAAATAGTAGTATGAACTATCAGAGAATATACAATATTATTATTGAACGAGGCAAGAATAGAATATTAGAAGGATACAAAGAAAAACATCATATTGTTCCGAGATGTTTAGGCGGAACGGATGATGCTAATAACTTAGTTGATTTAACCGCAGAAGAACATTATGTTTGTCATCAGTTATTAGTAAAAATATATCCTACTAATATTAAATTAGTCAGTGCTGCAATGTTTATGACAGCAAACGGCGCCGGACAAGGCAGAAGCAGAAACAAAACATATGGTTGGTTAAAAAGAAGATATAGCACCTATATGAAAGAGAACAATCCTAACAAAGGCGGAGTAGCACGATTAAAATACATTGAAGAAAACGGAGTGCCCGAAAGAAGTTTAGATTTTGTTACTAAAGAATGGTGCGATGCTATTAGTAAGCGGATGACGGGCGATAGTAATCCGATGCGTGGCACAAAACCTTGGAAGCATGGCAGAGCAACAGAATACACAAAAAGTATTTGGAGCAACGCAGATAAGATTTATGAAGTATGGATACAAAATGACAAACCGTCTTATTGTCGTTTGTTGTCATTAACTGAAAATGGTAATTATACAGATTCAGACTACAACACAAAAGTAGGACCGTTTATGAACTTAGTAAAGTATTTTAGGAACGGTTGGGTTCCTACAGAAGATTTAGAATGGAAAGAACTAAAGGAAGCAGTATGAAAACATTAAGAGAAATGATGGACATTGTTGAGAATCATATCAATCACGATGCCCCAGAGCCATTGGCTAAACACTTTGCTGAGTTGTATTACAACGGGCTTAGTCCGGCTGATGAAGCAAAAATGGCCGCTCATGTTTATCAACAAGTGATTGATGGTGAAATGTCAATTGAGCAATTAAAACAACACATCGCTAAGTTAGAAAAACAACGAGGAATAAATGAGCAAACAACAATATAACCTAACAACTAAAACAGATTACCTAGGACGTAAGATGTTTTTGGATCCAGCAGGTCCTGTTACTATCCAACGATTTGAAGAAGTTAAGTACAAAAAGATTGCAGACTTTGAAGCTACAGCACGTGGCTTCTTTTGGCAACCGGAAGAAATTAGTTTAACTAAAGATTCAAATGACTTTAAAGATGCGTCAGACGCAGTTAAACATATCTTTACCAGTAACCTACTACGTCAAACAGCATTAGATAGTCTACAGGGCCGCGGCCCTAGTCAAATCTTTACACCAGTGATTAGTCTACCAGAATTAGAAGCATTGGTCTATAACTGGACATTCTTTGAAACTAATATACACTCTAAGAGTTACAGTCACATTATTCGTAATATCTATAATGTACCAAAGGATGTGTTTAATACAATCCATGACACTGAAGAAATTGTTGCTATGGCATCAACTGTGGGCAACTACTATGATGCTCTACATGAAATCAATTGCCGCAAAGAAGCTGGCGAAAAGATCAATGAACGCACACACGTTCGCGCTATTTGGATGGCCTTACATGCCAGTTATGCGTTAGAAGCATTCCGCTTTATGGTATCATTTGCCACAAGTCTTGCAATGGTAGAGAATCGTATCTTTATGGGCAACGGCAATATTATTAGCTTGATCCTACAAGACGAGTTACTACACAAAGGTTGGACAGCTTTCTTAATCAATCAGGTTATTAAAGAAGATTCACGTTTTGCTGACGTCAAAGCTGAATGCGAAGCCGAAGTATATCAACTGTATGCAGATGTTATCCGCGAAGAAAAAGAATGGGCTGACTACTTGTTTAAGAAAGGTCCTGTGATTGGGTTGAACGCACAAATTCTCAAAGACTTTGTTGACTATACCGCAGTCGGTGCATTAAAAGATATTGGCATCAAGTATCAAGCATCGGCACCCAAGACAACACCTATTCCTTGGTTTAACAAGCACACAGATACAAGTAAAAAGCAAACAGCTCTACAAGAATCAGAATCAACCAGCTATGTCATTGGTGTAATGAGCGACGCCATTGACTACGAAGCACTACCGAATTTATAAGAAGGAAATGTAATATGAAAGCTACAGTATGGAGCAAAAACGCCTGTCCATTTTGCGATCAGGCAAAAAAATTACTCACAGCAAAGGGTATTGAATACGAAGAACGCAATGTAAGTACAGATTGGACCAAAGAGCAATTATTAGAAGCAGTACCAACAGCACGTACATTGCCACAGATTTTTTTAGATGAAGAGTACATTGGTGGTTTTACAGAATTAAGAAAACATTTACAAGGATAAAATATGTTAATCAATAAAGGATACGCAGAAGGCGATATCGTGTGTTTCAAGATGGTAACTGGTGATGAAATCGTTGCCAAATTTGTAGATCAATTACCCGCGGGTTTTACTGTAAACCGTCCATGTACTGTTATACCAAGTAACCAAGGTTTAGGATTGATGCAAAGCCTAATTTCTGCGGATATAAATACTAATGTAACGCTGAAATTTGAACATGTTATCATGCATGGTCCTGTTATTAAAGATATTGAAAATCACTATATCCGCACTACAACAGGTATTCAGCCAGCCACTAAAGGCGGAATAATTACTTAAAATGCCAGGACGTCCGATTGCTTGTACCGGAGATTTAGTTGATCCAAAATATGGACCACCTAATGCTGTTGCATCTGTTACTCCAACTGTCCTAGCGGGTGGCCGTCCTGTAGCCACAGCAGGTGCTATAGTTGCACCGCATGGCAATTGGACCAATCCTAAAGCACCAGGATATAATCCTACATGTAAAGTTGCAAAAGTACTGCCGGTATTGACTAGCAGTACAGTAATGATCGAAGGCAAGCCGGCAGCTGTTATAGGTGGTCCGGGTATCGGCAGTTTGTGTAGTTGTAACTATCATTCTATAGAAGCAACAGGCGAACCTACTGTACAAGTTGGGTTGTAATCCGTGGCCTCAGCAATACAATTAACCGCACAGAATACCATTATCAATGGTCAGGGTCTTGCGGCAAATTCTACAGTAATATCTGAAATTACATCTTTTCGTTCTCACACACCAATCACACTGATTGCTAATATTTTTACCAATGCTAGTTCATCTAACAGTTCAGCAAGTGTTCTTGCATCATTGGCTAACCTTGGTGTTGGAGTAACACAGGGCCAATGGTTAATCGATTTTTATCCCAGTAACATCACTCCCGTTAGTTCGGGCGGTGTTACCTATTATGGAATTTATGTAAATCCTGTATACGGTACTGGTATACATGCCAATGACATTGTTGGTTATAGTAATGTAGCTATTACAAATACTGCTAGTATGAGT